AATTGTTTGGTCGTGACAGTGACTATGAGGTGCGTTTTAACGTCGATAGCTTGCTTCGTGGTGATCTGAAAACCCGCATGGAAGCCCATGCAACTGCGATCCAGAACGGTATCAAGACGCCGAATGAGGTTCGCGAAAAAGAGGGCATGGAACCATTACCCGCTGGCGATGATCTGATGATCCAAGGTGCGACAGTGCCGATTGTAAGCCAAGAAAATGCGGGTGAGGAAGTTACTTCGTAGCCAAAGTTAACAGGAGCCTCACCCCAAGTTTATACAACAATTTGGGAGTATGTTGTATTGAATTGTACGGCTACATTCAAAAACTGGATCAGTGTGCCGATGGGTGAGCCGTCTATGGGGCAACAACCCACCCAAAGGCAAATATAGAGCGGCAACGCCGTTCCATAAAAGTCTGAACGACCAAAATCCTAAACATTTAGAGGAAATCAATATGGACCAACGTGAAAACCGTGCGTCCGCGTCATTTGAAGTGCGGGCTATAGACGACGCCACAGTGGAAGTCGCTGGCTACGCTGCTGTGTTCAATCAGGAGACTGTTATCGGTGGACAATGGCGTGAACAGATTGCACCCGGTGCTTTCAGAGACGCAATAGATCGCGATGACGTTGTTTTCCTAATTAACCATGAGGGTTTGCCGTTAGCGAGAAGTCGAAGCGGCACCTTAGAATTATCAGAGGATGAACATGGCTTGCACATGCGTGCATTGCTTGATCCATCTGATCCCGATGTTCGGAGCATTGTCCCTAAAATGAAACGGGGCGATCTGGACAAAATGTCCTTTGCGTTTGTGCCGACCCGCCAATCTTGGGATGATGAGGATGACATGCCTCGTCGGACCATAGAGGCAGCGGAGTTACACGACGTATCTATCGTTACGACCCCAGCTTACAGCGGCACCGAGATCGGTCTGCGCAGCTTGGAGCGGCATCGCAAAGCGCAACGAAAGAGCCAAGCAGCCAGAAGGTTGCGCATGAAGGCTCGTTCACATCTCTCAAAAGCGAAAGGATAGTCTCATGCAAGAGATCCAAACTTTGCGCGAGCAGATGGCGTCAATTGCCACAGAAGCCCGCGCCAAACTGTCAGAAGTGACAGACGAAACAGAAGAAACCCGTGCTGCCGAAATTGAGCGTGAGTTTGATGCCATGATGGCAGACCACGACAAGCTAGCTGCACGTGTAGAGCGCGAAGATCGCGTTGCTAAAGCGTTTCAAAAGCTAGAAGCGACAGACACAACTAAAATCCCAGAAGCCGAAGGTCGCACTGCACCTGCAGTCGATAATGGTCTGACTATGGATTACCGTGCAGCGTTTGCTGAAATGATTGCAAACGGCGGTGACGCGTATGTTGAACCAGAGGTCCGCAACGTTCTTAAAGAATATCGCGTTCAGGTTGGATCAACAAACTCGGCGGGTGCTTACACTGTGCCGACTGAGCTAGCGACGTTCATCGTTGAAAGCATGAAAGCATTTGGTCCGATGTACACATCACCAGTGTTTACAAGCATTGAAACGGCGGCGGGTAACCCGTTAAACATTCCAACGCTTGATGACACCACGGTGACTGCCGAAGCGCATACAGAAGGCACTCAGCCAACTGACGACGGCGGCAAAGATGCGACCTTTGGTCAGAAAACGCTGAACGCCTATGGATTCAACACTGAGTGGGTACGTTGGTCAGCGGAGCTGAATGCAGACAGCGTGTTTAACATGGAAAGCCTACTTGGCCGCTTGCTTGGTGAGCGGATGGGGCGCATCGCAAACGCGAAGCTAACCACAGGTTCAGGCTCATCTGATGTCGAAGGCATTGTCACAAACTCAGCGGCTGGTGTAACTGCTGCCTCAGCAACGGCTGTGACTGCTGATGAGATCATCGACCTAGTGCATTCTGTTGATCCTGCGTATCGTCAATCGCCAAATGCTGCGATCATGATGAACGACAGCACACTGAAGGCAATCCGTAAGCTGAAAGATGGTAACTGGTAATCCTGTCGTTGCAACAGTTGACGCGGTTACGATTTCTGCTCTGGTTGCCGACAACATCAATGCTGGCATCCCTTCTGTTGCAGATACCGTATTTGATCAGACGCATACGCTTGACCCGCCTGCATTGGAAGCGGATGCGCCTGCGCTTGGATCGCCTGACATCGATGTAAAGCACATCCTTGGTGCTGATGATTGCGAAGCAGGTGTGCCGACTGTTCCTGCAGTCGATATGGATACCACCAAAAATCTAGCGGCAGACAACATCTTGACTGGAGCACCAAGCATTCCGGACATTCCATTTGGCGCGGCGTTCCTACGCTATGTGCAGATTGAAGCGATTTCTGCCAACCAAGTTGAAGTGACCTCTTACAACAGAGTGGGATAAAATGACGTTCTACATAAAGCAAAACGACACAAGTCCAACGATGCTGGCAACACTGAAAGACGGCGATGGTACGTTGATTGAGTTATCAGTTTCGACTGTGCGATTTCACATGCGTCCCTTGGGGTCAGACAGCACCACTGTAGATGCAGCAGCTTCTGTGTACGATTACGATGCTGGGCAGGTGAGCTATGCCTGGAGCGCGTCAGACACAGCGACTGCTGGGCTGTATGAAGCTGAGTTCGAAGTCACGAATACTGAGGGCACAATCGAGACATTTCCCAACAATGGTTACATTACCGTTGAAGTAACTGACGATATTACTTGAGGCGCACATGGACAAACGAACAGTGGCATCCGCACATGAGCGTATTGATGATCTGCAAATACAGGTGGCTGAGATTAAGACAGAAGTAAAAATCCAGTTCCGCGAAGTTTTCGCCCGCGTGAAACGGTTAGAAGCAATTATGATCGGTGCATCCGCATCAATCAATGCAATGCTGGTCATGGTGCTGACGCGGATGCCTTAGGTCGGACGGCGGTATACTTGGACCACTTGTGGATACACTAGGACATCTTCTGGATTGTCGGTTCAGCAGAGGCCGCCATCCTGTGCTGGTAGTGTAGCATAAAATATACAAAATGCCTAACAACAAAAAAACCCCCGCGTCGTCGGAGGCTTTCTTGTACGCTAACCAGTGTTCAGGGAGGAGTAACTGGCTGCGATGTCGGCTACATTACAGGGAGGTTTTGTTGCCGTTGCACGTAATTTAGCTGCACTGCAGCATTTTAGGTAGGGCCGCAATTACATACCCGTTATGCACTTTTCGCATGGCTGAAATAAAAAACGGCTCAATCACAACCTCCTCCCAAAAGTCGTGAGAACCGTTTTAACCCTAAAGGGGCTGCGTGCTGTTTAAACATATCTGACAACATGTCAATCAATAGGTGACCCCATGGACCCGCAAACAGCATTGGCGGTGATCAAGATAGGTGTGGCAATACTGGTTAAGTTGCTTACGCGGATGCTTTAAAGATCATTAATGTCATCGATAACAATATAAGTTTCATATGTGCTTTTTGGTATCACAGGATTGGTAAAGGCATGGTTTTCGAGAATTTCCATACATTTGTCATGTGCAGACTTGTCTCGAAACCAAAATTGGCCTCTTGCACAGTAAATCCCTTCGTCATCAATTCTTAACCACTGCTGCGCTTTTAGCATTCCCGCTTTTGTAAGAATGGGCATTATAATTTCGGCGTCTTTTTTATCTGCTTCTAGGTGTTTTCGTAAATCATCTTTCGAAGCAAACCTGTGTGTCGCACAAAAAACATATTCTGCCATTTAATCCTCCGCCGTGTTCTCAGCAATACGCATCTAATCCGCAAAGTTAAGTAAAAGGTGACCTCAATAGTTTGGGACATCTTGAAAAACCACCTGGTAATCATCATGTATTTATTGTGGGAAGCAAAGAGCAAGCCACAAATTCCAAAATAATTAGGAGAGTCTATGAAAGACTTAATCGAACGCGCCGAGCGGTTTGCTCGCGTGTGTCACTCTGGTCAGTGCCGTAAAGGTGTGGCCAAAGAACCATATACCGTTCACCTAGAAGAAGTTTCATCCCTCGTCGAGACATGGGGTGGTTCAGACGAAGCCATCGCAGCCGCTTGGCTGCACGATACTGTCGAGGATTGCCCACCTACTAGCCACGAAGACCTAGTGGCAGTGTTCGGTGACCATGTAGCTGGCTTCGTTGCAGAACTCACTGACGATAAGTCACTTCCTAAGCCAAAACGGAAAGAACTTCAGATCGAGAATGCTGCGAAGAAAACTCCAGAGGCCGCGTTGGTGAAGCTCGCCGACAAAACCTCTAACGTTGGAGCGATTGCAAAGTCGCCTCCAGAGGGATGGTCACTGGCTCGTCGTTTGCAATACATTGCCTGGGCAGAGAAAGTAGTCTCAGCGCTCCCTCATTTGCCTGAGAACGGCCTGAACGAGTTCAAGCGTCGTTGTGAACAAGCACAGCTTCAAGCTTACATAGACCAGGGTACAGAGCGTCAGGCACAGAATGCAGCGCTGCGGATCATGGAACAGAAAGTTCTTCGTGCTGGCAAGAGCCAAGAGCGTGCTGATCAGTTCTTATTGAAGTTAATGAGCGACACCCTGAAACCCAGCTGATATTTAAAGCAGCTCAAAACGTGAACAATACGTATTAAATTGAATGCAAAAAGTTGTCACAACGGTTGTCATGGCTAATGCGTAGTACGAAAAGAAAAAGGCCCTCGTTTTGAGAGCCTTGCCTAAGTCTCTAATCTGTAGGGATTATCTGGCGGAGGAGGTGGGATTCGAACCCACGGTACGCGTTAACGTACGTCGGTTTTCAAGACCGGTGCATTCAACCACTCTGCCACTCCTCCGACGATGTCCGTTTAGTTCATGCAAATTGATTCTAAAAGTACAATTTTGAAGAATTTTCAAATGGACGGCGGATAATGCTGTGCAGAACAGTTTGCAACTCGCGATTTTTCTAGATGAGGTTCCATTTTTTATATTCGGAAAAGTTTTACCCTATCTGATGATGCGGCTTTTCATGAAACGTAATTAGAGTTAAACTTCTAAAAAATAATAGAAAAAATTAAAAGAGCAGCAGACAGCAAGGGGACAACATGCTGATCACAAAACAAAAAACAGGAACCAAATGGGCGGCATATGGAATATTGATTGCCCTATTAACAGGTTGCGGTTGGTTGGATTTCGTAAAAGACACATCAAACAATGCACCAAGCAATATGACAAATTTGGTAGAACGCGACGTTGAGGCACCCAATATTGTGAATATTTCTGAAGCAGGTCTTTGGGATGGACAACCCTCATTGGGTGGCATTTGGGTTGCACATCCAGACGCAAAAGATCCTGAGAAAGTGATCATTCGCAACCTACAGAATAAGAAATTTGTTATCGGCGCCATTTTCCGTCGTGAACGTGAATTTTCTGGACCACGCCTACAACTATCCTCTGATGCCGCAGATGCCTTGGGGATATCTGCAGGACGGCCCACCAATGTATCCGTCGTTGCATTGCTAAGCCAATCAGTCCCCATGGCAATACCCGATGCTGAAAAGGCTGAAGACCAAGTGATCGAGGAAAGCTTGGATCTAATCAAACAAAGTGCTGAAACGGCGATCGCCGCGGGAGACGCACCAGTGCAAGCATCAACATCAAGGGGGCTTAGCAAACCCTACCTGCAAATTGGTATTTTTGGCGTTGAGGCAAATGCGCGCGGTACTGTTTCAAGCTTGACCGCCAAAGGACTTTCGGCATCGATGAGTAGGCTGACATTGAACAACAAACCATTCTGGCGGGTGATTGTTGGTCCAGCATCGACAACCGCAAATATGTCGGAGATGATCAAAATAGTAAAAGCCGCGGGATTTGCTGAT